TGAACTTTTGTTTTACCTATTTGAATGCATCCATCTTTCATTGCATTACCCATGTCCCTAAATACTGCAGATAATGCTGTACCAGCTGGAGCACCTTTTAGCATTTCATTAGATAAAGCCATTAGCACTGCATTAGTTTGTGTTAAATCTTGACCAAATCCATTAGCATTAACACCGCAGTTACTCATTGCTTCTGTTAATTGGTCTGCTGATGTATTTGCATTGGCTTGTGCATATGCAAATTGGTCTGCTGCCATTCCCGCATCACTTGCTTGCATCCCAAATGCACTTAAAATATCAGTCACCGCGTCGCTGGCATTTGCTAAATCCATACCCGATGCAGCAGCAAGGTTTAATACCCCTGGAAGTGCATCCATTGATTGTTGAGTGTCCCAGCCTGCAAGTGCCATGTCGATTGTGATTATCGTCAAGTTCTTTATCTTGACCTCTGGAGGTTTCCCTCATTTTCATCGGTATGTTATTTCATACCCAGTCTAGAGTACACTTTTACCACTTGTATTCGTTTTTCATAACACAAGGCTTACTGGTAGAGGACACTCTTGGAAAAGTTATATTCTTTTTACTGTCTCAAATAAAAAGTTTCATCTTCCACTCGTTACAATACTTATAGATGTTACTCATATAAGTTATCTCGGTATTAGGACACTACACCCTTTACCGATTTTGCCCTCTCATTCACTATGACCTACTTGTAAGCTTTCGTCATAGTCGCCACAACTTTATTACTAAGTGTATTAGTGTAATAAAATTCTTTTTAGCCTAAAGCATCTGCACATTCTGAGGCGCTGAACTGAGTAGTAGCTCCCATTTCTTTTGCTAAATCAGATAATTGTTGTAATTCACTACCTGTTGCACCAGATAAAGCCTGTACATTACTCATACTACTTTCAAAATCAGCAGCAGTTTTTACCGAAGCAGCCCCAATGCCGACTAATGGTAATGTTACATGTGTGGTTAA